TTATTTTGCCAGCACCTTCAATGCACGCTGATAGAACGCCTCACGCTCAGCCAGGCCATTTGTCCCGCCATTGATCCGCTTCGTGATCCCGACGAAATCAGACTTGTCAGCGAGCCGGTTCAGACCGTTGCTGCCCCAGAACCACGCGGCGGACATCGCGGCATGCTCAGGCTGCTCCAGCAACTCAGGGCGCTTGAGCAGGTCCAGCCCCAAGGCTTCACCGCAAGCAGCGTAGTTCGCCCGGCCAGTGACCTGAATCAGACCCCGACCGCGATAGAGCTGGCCATCGCCGTCAGCCTCAGGCGTATTGCCCAGGTTCTTCGCCAGCTTGCCCGTATCGTACTTCTTCAAGTAGTCGTCATTGCCCAGTTCCCGGACATACCGCAACTGGCCGGATTCGTGACCGATCTGTGCGATGAAAGCCGATACCTGCAACCGGGTGAGGATGCTGTATCGGTTCATGGCCGCATTGAGCGCAGGAACAAAAACGCCGGCTTTAGAACCGGCGCTGGGAAGAATCTGCAGCAGTTGCTGCTGAGTGATCGACATTTGTCTTTCTCCAGGCATGAAAAAGCCCGCACGCGGCGGGCCAGAGAGATTTGGTGAATCAGATAGCGTCTTGAGCCACAGAGAGAGGATCTGCCTCGATAACTGGAATGGCGGGCTCGCTTGGCCAGCTCGGTGCGGCAGGCCATGTCGGCTGCTTTGCGACCTTCCCCAGTGCGAACTTATAGGCCTTCCAGGAAGCCACGCTGACGATCAAGTCCGCTTGCTCAACTTCGTCCTCTTCAGTCGCATCGCCAGAATCAATGCCGTACCCCAGGGTGTCGATTCGATCTTGAATGCGCAGTATTTGAGCGGCAGCCCGGGCATTGCGCGCCGCGAGTTCGGCTTTCATCGCAGCCAAGTGCGCGGCAAGCGCTGCTGCCTCTTTCATTGCCTTTGTAATGAGCTGTGTCCAATCGATATTCATGCTTCGGCCTCCGTCACTGATGCATCAACAGATAAGAAGCTGATGGGTAGCGGCGCAGGGAATGCGACTGGGCCATCGCCGACATTGATCAGCGGCTCAGGAAACGCTTGTGAATGGCTGTAATTTGCAGGGAGCGGCAGAAGCAGTGTCAGCTCAAGCTCTCCGCCGATGTTGTCGACATTGCCCACAAAAAATGGCGAGCTGATCGCGCTTGCGGGCAGCGTGTCACCATCAACCATCCTTGCGAAGTCAAAAGGTTCGCCGTTCAGAATCAACACACTCCCATTTTTAACAACTTCGAGGCTGTCATCACGGCGCTGCGGAGCCAAGAAAATCTTCATTAGAACCATCTCCCGATTGCTAGGTAGCGGACATTAAAGCTCTGTGCAATTGAGCCGTTTCTTATCGCGATCCTTCCGGACGCAGAAGATGCTGGATAACTTGCAGTTGCGCCGTAAGCATCATATGACGCTCCAGGCACTGCGATACCGATAAACAAAAAACTAGCATTAAAAAAGTTCGCTGCGAAATTCACCAAGAATTCATTTGCATTCGTATTTGCTGCATAGCTTGGCGTTGGGATGTTTAACGTTCCGCTTGTGCAGATCAAGGTACCGTCTGCAAACTTTACGTAGTCACCACTTGCTGTACTTCCTCGCTCGATAATAGCGCCGGTCGGGATGCCCGCAGACTGGGAAACGGTTCCGAGAATATTTGACTTGGCATATGCAAAGTCCGTGATGCTTGCAACTGCCATCTTGTCGGCAGCGGTAAAGTAAGGGATCTTCCCTGCCCCACCTGTGAGCGCTGCAAACGCATTAATTGAAGCCGACGCGGCAAGAGCCCCGAACTTGTTAACGAGCGTCCGTAGCGCGTCAGCCGAATCCTTTACATATCCTTGCATCGGCGCGAGCGCATAACCGCCAGCGGCGACACTCGCCCCTTGATAAGCAGGGGAGATCGATATTGCAGTATCACTTGCAACGTTTGTGACTTCGTACCACGCCCCATCCGGCCCGCGAAACGCATCCCCCACCCTGCTGTTTGCAATGAACGAAGTTCCAGCGCCGATCACCGCGTTTGAATTCTGAGTGCACGAAACCGTGCCTGTCTTGTACCAGGGCATTTGAGCACCTTGTGTTATCTGTAAGGAAACGGAAGTCCGGCAGTCCTGATGTACAAAGCTTGCGGATAGCGGTCGGTCGGAAGATTGACGTAGGAAGCCGGACTGTAAGCGCCGGTTCCCACATACTGGCTGAAGATGCCCTCCGTTGTTGCGGCGAAGATGAAGCTTATTCCGCCCGCTCTCCCGTAAGCACCTTCAACAACGCCGTAGGACCATGGCTGAGTAAACGACCATGCCTCGCTGTCAATAACGGTTGCCGTTCGACTCCAGGGCAAAAACACTGCGCACTCGCCACCGCCGACATCGATATTGACGATGCATGCGATATTCGCGCCTGACGCCTGCGTCATTGAGTAGTATGAGAGCCTTGTCATTACGCCGCCTGCATACGTCTCTCGGTACCTGCCATTTGGCCAAACCGATCCGGGGCCGGGCGCCTGGACTACCCCAGCAATGTTCAGCGGTGGCTGCAATGAGTTGAACGTGCATACGCCATTATTCAAAAATGTCTTGAGGTAAGGGCTACCCGGAATGTCGTCAGCCATTAGATCGAAACAGTAGTACTTCGTGTCAGTACTCGCGCTTGCGTAATAGAACGTGACGCTGTCACCACTTCTTGCAGTGCTGACAAGGCATCCGCGACCGACTATGAAAACAACCGGTGATCTAGCATTGCTCACTGTGAAGCCGTGTATCGGATACTTTCCTGCGTTATAGTTGTAACTGCTTTTCTGATCTGGATCGACGTTTGAGCCCCTTATGACGTAAACCCCATCAGAGCGCAGATAGGTCATATATCCGCTCTTCACAAGCCCATATGTAATCTTGGATGTGTCGAACAGAAGCTCGCCCGTTTCTTTTCTAACTATCAGTTCCGGCATCAGTAGTACCCATACCAAATTCGACAGTTTGCCGCGAAGTAACCCCAGCCTCCCCCGGTGTTGAATGAGTAGGCCCAGCTCAGAGAAGTCCCCGACAATGTTACACCCGGCCTCTTTCCTTTTTCGTTTTGCATATCGACAAGCGGCACAACAATGAAATACGCGAGCTTTCCAGTGGGAGGCGATGGAATAGTGACTGCGCCATTAACGCCGCCAGTATCAACACTACCCATTGTTTGGCTGATCTTCATTGTCATGTCGACAAGTACAACATTGTCTGCCGACCGTATTGTCAATCCTGTCATGTTAGAGAACCAGCGCGACTCCGAGAACGCCATTAGCGTGGTACAGCTTAAATCCCGAATTTTCGATTGTTGAGCGACGTCCATCAGACATAGAGCCATTCAACTGCCAAGGCCCTGTCTTCGGAAGAAGCCATCCTGATGTATTCGCGACGTAATCATTCGACTGCAAGTTGCCGACTTTCAGGCTTGTGATGGAGCCGTCTTCAATAAATGCAGACTTGAGAAACGTCTGTCCACCACTTATACCGAACAGCGCCTCGGGATTCTGAGCGTTTGTATTCATCACGAGAAAAGTGTCGGCTCGCACGACAAAACTTGATGTTGTTCCCCCTGGACCAGACGCCAACCCCAAACCGAAGCCCGTGGTGTATGGTTGGCCGTTCGCTGTTGCCTCCATACGCAGCGTCCAGAGCGTCGACATTTTTCCGTCTGTGGTCACCTGTGCTTGTGTCACCTGCTGGACCGCAGCTGTATTCCCTGCCACGCTGGCTCTCAACGTTTCAGTTGAGCTGACAATTGCTTGGTCTTGAGTCGCTCGGGCAACGATCTCGTTTGCATATGCCGCCTGTGTGTCCCACAGCTTCAGCGCACCCTGCAAATCACCTTCGCCATTATCGTCGCGCCATGCAGCACGTAACACTTGAACGCTTGATGCTTCAGCACCCAGCTCATCAATATCAGCAGTGTTCTGCTGCACCTGCTGAGCCAGGCCGTTCGCTGCTTCGACAACAGCCCCAACGTCGATCCAGTAATTGACGTTGGGCGGAGGCGTATTGACCGGCACCGCCTGGGTGGCCTGGTAGATCCTCCCGTTTGCAAGCGTCATCTCGCCAGCGAAATAGGATTGATCAGGTATGTAAGCCGACAATCCATCCAGCGCTTCTATCTGCGCCTGCAGGTCGTCGATCCTTTCCGAGAGCTGCTGACCCACTTCGCTTTCAACGTACTTGCCTGTGAGCAGTTCAAGGATCGGGGCTGGGTCTGAGCTGGAGCGACCGACAATCCCTGCTCCATCCGGATACCAGGCACCGACATTCCCTGTCCGGTCGACAAGTCGCGCCCAGAAAAAGAACTCAACGCCCGCCTGCGGAATACGCATCAGGTATTCGGATTGGGGATAAGCCAGGTCTGTGAGCTTTGTTGCCGTTGCACGATCGGGCGTCGGGCCGTACCAGATCTCTGTGCGCTGGGTGTCCTCTGCGCCCTCAGGGAAGCCCCAGCTCAGGCCGATACCAAACAGCTCGCTGCTGGTCGTCAGGTAAGCAACGGCAGGCGGCGCGCCATCCTTGCCCTTCAATTCAGTGAGTGCTGACTCTCGCCAGATCGACGCAATATCGAATGAGCTGACAGCACGCACGCGGGCCAGATACGCCCCCGCGTAGATCCCCGTCACGTCGACAGAGGTCGAGCCAGCACGCGGCAGGCGAATCCAGTTGCCGCTGTCCTTGCGCCATTCAACATCGTATGCGACAGCACCGGCCACAGCCGGCCACTCGATTGTCATCGTGCTGACAGCCAGCCCTTGAGAGATCGAGTAACCAGAGGTCAGCGCAACGCTGGCCGGAGGCAGAACTGTCGTGATCGGAATGACGCTGATCGGACGAGTTTCGAGCTTTGCCCCTGTGTCGATACTTGGGAACTTGCTCGGATTGAACTCGAGCGCAGTGATCTCGTGCTGGCCATCATCTGTTCGCGAGGTCTTGAGAACACGGAACAGTTGGATGGCCAGGTCCTCGTAATCAATCGCCCACTGCAACTGAGGCTCGGGCTGCACGCCGTAGTCGGTTGTGACTGTAACTGCGCGGCCTGCCACGGATTGAACGGTGCGGGCCTGGGCTGTGCCGTTGGGCAGGTTCACGATCAAACGATCACCGGCCTTGATCGGCGTGTCGCGGTCCAAAGTGACAACCCGACCGGCTGCGGCCGAGATCCGGCCACCGTTGGGTCGACCGGCAACCAGCTCATCAGCAACAGGAATGACGTAGCCAGGCAGCGGGATGCGACCCTCAATGCCTGTCTTGAATGTTACTGTTCGGTCCTGGTTGTTGCTCAGGAGCGCCCATTTGCCTCTGCGCTGGGCTTCGGAAGCTCGGGTACAGCCAATTGCCGACAGCTCAATCGGTCGATCGCGGAACCGGCGCTGAAGCGCTGCATCGGTGACCGGAATGACATCGGTGTCGTAGTTGTTCGCAGGGTTGTCGTAGCTGACCAGCGCTCGGCTGTAATGCGTGTTGCGCTCTGCACCACCGTAGACGAAATCACCATCGATGACGTTCGACCGAGTGAACACATAGTCAATGTCCTGCTCGCGAGGCATGTCGGCCTGCATGAACAGCGAGCCATGAGCCCAGTACACCATCCCCCGGTAGATCGCAGAGAGATCGCGCAGCAACGTCCAGGCCTCGGCCCGGCCCTGCAGATTCATGTCGCACAGGAAACGCGGCTCCAGACCACCCTGCCCGTCCGGCACAACCTGGTCACAATACTGAGCGATGCGATACATCTCCCACTTGTCGACCATCCACGGCTTGATACGCTTTCCCAACCCGAAGCGGTCCTCGACACACAGGCCATAGGTCACGAACGCGGGATTGTTTGTCCAGGCCTGCTTGAAAGAGCCGTCCCACACGCCGTTGTAGGTCCTGGATTCTGGATCGTAGTTGCTCGGCACCGGCCAGCGCTTGGCCCTGCAATCGACAGTCACTGTCGGGATGTTCTGAAACTGCTGAGCATCGAACTCGATATAGAGCAGCGCTGTGTTCGGGTACCGCAGCTTTTGATCGATGATCTCCGTGTAACCAGCGATATTCATCGTGTCGGCAATGGTGCCCGAGTTCGCATTCGGCGTGATCCGGCGAACACGCATCATCCAGCCAGACTCAGCGGCAGGCAGGTCGACGCGCACAGAACGCTGGTAACCATTCGTGCTCTTGCCGCTCACCGCGCCACGGTGCGCCTCGACGTAAGCGCCGCCATCAGTTGCGATGTCGATTGCATACTCGATGGTGTAGCCGTTCGTGTTGCCGCTGCTGTCTTGCTGTGCAAGGCGAGGCCAGTCGAGGCGCGGCCGAACGGCAGAGAGTTGGATATTGCTCAGGGAGCGGGTGAACGGCGCATCACTGCGCAGCTCAACACCGACAGTTGTTTCACTCTCAACGGCAGGAATGCCTTGGATATAGGACTGATCGATACCACCTGGTCGCCATTCCCACTTCACGCCGGGAAAGTTGAGGTTGCCGCTGGCATCCATGATCGGCGTGTTGTCGAGGTAGATATCGCGCGCGGTCGGAACGCCGTCGAACTCCCCCTCCCCCACGGCAAGCAGGATCTTGGCGATGTTCGTCGACGACAGGCTGTCCGGGGCTTCAACTGGGGTCTTTGGGTTGCTTTCGCCACCCTTGGCACCGGCGATCTCGATACGCTCTGCTGCGCCCATGTTTTTCTCCAGGCATAAAAAAACCCGCCTGGGCGGGTTGATTAATAGTGTGCTCACCAAAGCCTTACTGATGAATCTCACCACTGCTTCTTAAGATGACTTCGATTTGTTTCGGGTTGAGATGGTAGTAACGAGCAACGGCGACCCTGGCTTCGTCCATGTCGACAGCGAGAGTTCGCTCAACGTCCCCTGCGGGCCTTTTGGTTCCTGACTTAGCGTGACGGTCGAGTGTCTCTAATTCGCCTGAGCTCAGAGACGGCTTGCAGAAATCGAGAAGATCTTTCGCGTGGCTGCCAAACTCGCGAACATGGCTGAATCTCAACCTCCATTCCTGTAATAGGCTTTTTTCTGCCTCTTCACGCACATCACACCAACGATCGACTTTGGCCAATATGAAGCCGTTTCCGTCCTCAAAAAGCACATACCCGATATCCTCAATTTTTTGTTCTTCATCGGGTTGCAAGCTGCACTGCCAGCCACAATCAAACTTGCTCTTAACTTTCACATGCTTCACGATTTTCGACATTGCACGCTCCTTATCGCCTAGATAGCGATCCTGACACAGCGGGAGCAGACACTAAACCCTATCCTCGGCATAGATCGATGCCGAGATGATCGCCCCGCCCCAGCGGCGCTTACCGATACAGATCGGAACCGGGTTACCGGCAGCAGTTGTGTTTTTGGCACTGCCGAAGGCATAGGACGGCAAGTTCTCCGATGCGGCGCTCTGTGATAATCCACCAGCCTGGGGGCTGAGCATCTGAATTACGCCGCCTGCGACCATTGCGACACCGCCCCCCATCAGAGCATTTGCTGCCGCAACAGCAAACGGCGAACTTCCAGGCACAAAAAATGAAGCAGCGATCATTACCATTCCTACAATTGTTTGCAACAGCCCGGCGCGCTTTGCACCCGAAACAACTGGCACTATTCGGACCTCGCGAACTCCGGCGCGGTCGAACTCGTCTGCGCCCACGTTCCGCCCATTCCTGAAAATGGCAAATCTCATGCCTTGGCGATCCAGCCGCTTAATTTCCTCATCAAATCCAGGCAGGGTCGCAATAAGGGCCTTGCACACATCCCTGAAATTACTCACTTGCAGAAGACGTCGATGCTCCCTGCCAAATCGCTTGGCCAAGGACCCCGAAAGCTTAATGATGGTCATCTGTTCGTAATGCGCGGCTGTTGCTGCCATGTTTCCTCCAAGCAATAAAAAACCGCCCGAAGGCGGCTTGTATGTTGTTCAAATACATTTTCTTACAGCGTCTGAAACAGCAGACCGCCCTATTTGTTGCCAAGCAATTCTTTGGTAATGACGAACTGTGGCTCCGGCACCCGAGCCCTGAATCTCCAAAAGCTCATCCGTTTGCCCAACACCTGGATTTGACATTACCAAGCGATAGCCAGATTCAGTTTCGGACATAGTCGAGCCGGAATTCTGATCCTGCCACTTAGGAAAAACACAAAGAGCGTACTGTTTTGGAGATTTTTTTGTGACCGCTGAAAATACTGGTGACCCAGCTCTCAAGTCCGATGGCGTTGTACAACCTGCCAACAACGCAACAGCAAGCGCGCCAATAAAAACCCTCATATTTCCTCCCCTGAAACCTCGAAGCATACAATTTAATTGATGCCTGTTACTCACCAAAACCAATCTCTTTCAAAACGGTTTTATAAATAGATTCGCTTCGACAAAGAATAACAACAGAATCACCACTTTTAGCAGCATCAAAGACTTCTTTAACTCCCTTCTCTACAGCTTTGTTCTTTTCGATCAGGGTCATATGAACCTGAGCATCCCCCTCTACTTTCTTGGTATCTAGATCATTAGCACTCTTGGCTACAGACACCCGAAGGGTTTTATCCATATAGCGTGTTTCAAGTATCTCGAAGCCGACTCCATGCTGCATTGATGCCCTTACGCTTGAAACTGTCATCCCTCAAAGCTCCGCTGAAAAAAACAGACTCTAGCTTATACCTGTCCACCCATCCAGCGTGGATGGAATACCAGCAACCAGCCTGGGAGGTTGTGCATCTTTGTGCCTGAGGATCAGGCGTGCCCGGTCATGCCAGGGTCCGCCGTAGACGATGATCTCGGACGGCCTGCCGTACAGATGATGCAGCAGGAACGGCCCCGGGCCGAATGCGCCTGACTCTTCGCCGGGCAGTTTCGGATCGGCCCCGAGATATATGCCTGCGTGATTGGGATGAGCTGTGCGCCCAACAGACATCACGATCATGTCGCCACGCTGGGGCTGGCTGACCTGGTAAAAGCCCGCCGCTTCGTAGGCCTGCTCGTACAGGCTTTCCCCGTCCGCCTTTTCCCACCACCCGTCCTGCCGAGCGTAGGCCGGGAATTCCAGCCCCCACACGCGCTGATACCAGTCTGCGCAGACTTGCCAGCAATCCCACGCCCCATGAACGAATGGCCGCTTGAGCAGTGGCGTGCTGCCGGTCGGCGTGATCGTGCGCAAATCCCCCTCCGGCCAAGACAGAATGTGCCAGGGCAATTCGGTCGCCTCGCACATGGCCAGGTCGCGGGCCGACGGCCGGCTGGTTGCGTCCGGGTGCGAGTGCACGATACCGATGACCTCGCCGACATCTTCCGCATCAGCATACTGCTCAGGCGAGATGCGGAACTCTTCGCTGGGGTCAGCAGCAGTGTTCTGGCAGGCGATGTACTGTTGCTTTCGGCCTACGGCCACGATCAGCCCGCAACACTCCCGCGGATACTCGGCCGCAGCATGAGCCTGCACGGCGGCGAGGATGTGTTTCAGCATGATTAGCTCCGGGCAATCAGGGATATTGCAGGAAAACCGCCGAAGGGGTTTTCGTTACCCTGGCCGTGGCGCACAACGCAGCCAGAATCGAGACAGCCATTGCACTCGTCTTTTTCCGGGTCATCCGTGGGGTTTCCATCGAAATCGAAGTATGGCCCGGTATAACCGCAGTTCGGCCCCCGGTAGCCATTGGTCATGGCCCAGTGGCAGAGCTGAGTCATCTGCCGACCAATGACCTCGCCGCCGACATCGCCGGGGCTGGCCAGCTCCCACGTTACCGAGACCCCATTCTCTTGAGTCTTCTGGTCGATGTACCAAACCTCGACCTCTTCCTCTGCCGGATCAGCTTCAGGATTGCCACCGGGAAAGTTGGCGGCATCCAGGTACTGAGCGAGGGTGTGACGCATCGTCAGCTTGAACTCGAGCAAATTATCGAAGGCCAGGCACAAGGCTGTAATTCGACCATTGACGTTACCCACGGCCAGTTTCGGGCGAACCGCAGTACCATCCGAATTGGCTTCAATCCCCTTGATCTCCATCGGCCAGGCACCATACTCATTGCCCTGCCACCAGATCGACCTTGCGGGTAACTGGTCGGCATTCGCGCCCGCCGCAGCCAGTTCTTCGGGAGTGTGCGGTATGGCGTGCCCGTGGAAGCGCAGCACATCCGCACCGAAGTCCGAGCCATCCAGCTCAAACAGCAGGATCTCGGCTCCAGGCTCGAGCTTCTGAAGCTGTGTGATCAAGCTCATGGGTGGTACGCCCTTTCAAATGTTGCAGTGAGCGAAACGATATCGGCAGGCTTGCGCTGCTGCCGGTACGTCTCACAGCGATAAAGCCCGAGAACGCCGTCCGGCGTGGTCCACAGGAATGACCTGGCACCGCGATGGGCTCGAATGAATTCAAGGATCGGCAAGATCTCACTCGCCAGGCCACCAAACGACAACGACCATGACTCACTCTCCGCATTCAAACCATCGCTCGTAACCTGGACATACCCATCGCCGAACTGGGACTTCCGTGTCCGCATCGTGCTGTCGCAACTGGCCTCGTCGTCGGGAATCCACGCGAATGTTTCTAAGGCCATCAGCGCCTCCCGGTACTGTTTCGATAACTTGTGCCACCGGCACGCCACGAATCGGCAATAGCCTTTTCTGCAACGCCGAGCATTTGCCGCTGCATGTTCTGCTGCAGGGCCGCGCTGTCGAGTTCCATCCCTTCGGAACTGCGGTCCTGAACGGTGATATGCATGGGCGCGCTGAGCTGTACAACCGTGCTGCCACCTGGGGTTCCGCCTACCACCTGCACACCCAGAGAACCATCCGCGCCACGAGCAAGCGGCATGATTGCCTCCGGCCCAGCCTCGCCCGCAATCCCCATATCTCCGGTGCCAAAGCTGAATGGCGTTGGCATGGTCAATATGCTGTTGGTCTCAAAGGCTCCACCATTGGCGAACATCTGCACGCCATTCGACCAGGCACCGCCCAGCGCCTGAGGAAAGTATGTGGATGAGTAGCCTGCCGACGACGCGCCGAGGTTCGACGATGTAGCGCCCGCCGATCCTGACGCCAGCCCGTTCCCGGAACCGGAGCTGAAGTAGCTCATGCCGGCATTGAACAGCATCTCCAGCAGCGCCGAGGATGCCTTGCGAGCAGCAATGCGCCCCATGTCAGCAATGATCGACTTTGTGAAATCGGCGAACGAGAACTTGCCTGTTTCTGCGAAGCTCACGACAGAGTCTTCCATCGAGCTGAAAGCGCCGGTGAAAAAGGTTTTTGTCTGGCCGGCGACGTCCTTTGCCGAATCGAGATAATCCTGGAACGCAGACTTTGCGCCGTTCTTCCAGTCGGCTTGAGCCTCATCAAGCTTTTCGTACCCCTGCTGCATGGCATCGAGCTGACGGACGCCGTACTGCTGAGTGAGCTGGATCTGCGTCTCAAGCGCCTGGCGCTGCCTTTCCGTTGTGGCTGTCGCCAACTGGGTGCGCAGGGCCAGGATCTTGTTGTTGGTATCCTGCTCCAATGCCAAGCGTGCCTGGGCGCGGTCAGCCTGCTTGTCTCCCATGCCCACCGCTGCGGCCATCTGGTCATAGGAAGCGCTGGAAACCGCCAGTTGCCGCTGCAGATCGGCCTCGTACTTCATGGCTTCTGCCAGCCCCGAGGAGGACGCGACCGTCTGCTCGTACTGCAACTTCAACCACTGGAGTCCCTTGCCGTACTCTTCAGTGGAAATCTTGCCGGACTTGTAGAGCAGGTTCAGCTCATCGGTCTTTTGCTTCTGCTCATCCGCTGCCGCGCTGACAGGATCGAATTTCTCCTTGAGCTTGGTGTAAGCATCACCTGCGGTCTTGAGCTGCTGCTCATCCGCTGCCGCGCTGACAGGATCGAATTTCTCCTTGAGCTTGGTGTAAGCATCACCTGCGGTCTTGAGCTGCTGCTCAAGCTTGCTCTGAGCCGATTTGTTTTTCTGGGCGGCATCAGTCGCAGCCTTGTCGGCATCCTTCTGCGCGTCATACGCCTTGGCCGTTTCCCGAATCTGCTTCGCCAAGGCGCTCTGCGGATCGATCTTGTTTTCAGTGATGAAGCGATCAGCTTCCTCGAGCTTTGTCTTGTCCTTCAGCGTGTGCAGTTGCTTTTCGAGGGTCTGCTGAAAGTTCTTGCCAGCGTTATCCGCTGCTATATCAGCATCGGTCTTACCCTTGGTGCTTTTGGTGCTGTCATCCAGTTGCTTGCTGTACAGCGCCTGCCGGGCAGATAGCAGCCCTGTCTCGACATCAAGGCTGCTGACGGTTTCGGATTGCTTGACCCATCCATCGAGCGCTTTTTGCGGGATTCCGAGCTGCTGGCCCACCTTCAGGATCGTGTCAGACAGAGGCTGGCCAGCAGCCCGAGCCTGATCCATAGCGCTCGTCAGAGCTGCAAACTGCTTTGCTCCCGCCTCGCTTGATCGGGGTCCAACGAGAGCCCGCTGCGCCGATGTGCGCAACGCATCGTAGGCTTCAGTCGCCTTTTGCGCCGAATCGCGCTGCTGCTCGGTAACGCGCACCAGCGCGCCCTGCTGCTGGTCACGGGTGAGCTGGGCGAACTCTTTGCGCACTTCCTCCACGGAGCGCTTTAGGTCGTTCACGTCCGTGCGTGCAGTTTGGGCGTTTGAGCCCATAGCCAGGAAAGCCACACCCACGCCGACCGCCAGCGCCGCGATGCCTGCCGGACCGCCAAGGATCGAGAGCAGCGACGCACCCGCACGGGCAAGCACGTTCTTGGCGGCAGCGGCCTGGGCCTGCGCCGCTGCGTTTGCCGTTGTGGCGGCAGTATCGCGAGCCATGGCCGCCGTGGACGCCGTAGTTGCAACAGTCAGCCGCTGAGTGGCGGCGGCAGCGGCAGCCTTGGCAACAGCCAAATCACGCTCAATGGCGGCCAGCGCAGCGGTGTAGCGAGCCTCTTCGGCAGTACCAACCGCCAGCCGGGCCTGATATGCCAGGGTCTGCTGAGCGGCCTGCAGGCTTGCCACGCGGGTCGCAGTCTCCAGTTGCACGGCCTGGGCGGCAGAGTAAGCGGCGACAGACTCGCGCAGCTTTGCCGATGCCGCTGCAGCCGATGCCGCCGTTTCCTCGGCCTTTGCAATTGCTGACGCTTTCGTTGTCGCGATGTTGGTGACCATCGCCTTGGTCGCCGCGCCCGCCGACGTAACCGCATCAATCGCGAACTTGGCGAAAGCGGCAGCCATCTTTCCGCCCAGCGCCGCGACAAGCACATCGATGTTCTCGACGAGAAAGCCGATGGTTTCGCCAAGGCGCTGTGCGCCGCCGTTATCACGCAACTCCTGAAAGCTCTTGGTGACACTTTCGATTCCAGGCAGGAGGCCGATCGTCAGTTGGTTTGCAGCACCAGCGAACGTGTCCTTCATCGCCGAAATAGCTTTCCCGGCTTCAACGAGACGCACGATATTGAATTCGGAAATGACTCCGCCCGCACGCTCTGCCTGGTCGCCCAGCTCCTTGAAGCCTTTGCCGTTATCACGCAGCAGGGGTATCAGGGCAGTGGCCTCATCAGCAACCGACTCCATGTAAGTCGTCATTTGCTGTTGGTTGAGCCCGGCCTTTTCAAGCGAGCTGTAGTAGAGCTGCAGGGCCTGCGGGCCTGACAAGTTCGCAAATGCGCTCGCAGTGACGCCGATCCGGGGGGCGATCTCCTTAAAGAAATCGGCCATCTCCCCGCCTCCACGCTGCAGGAATTCACCGACCCGGTCGTTTGTATCTTTCAGGATGTCGCCGAGCTTGTCCTGCTCGACACCGACACTCTTGGCTCCGTACGCCCAGCGCTGAAAGTCTTCAACCGTGGTGTTCGATAGCGCCGAAAGGTTCTTCACCTCTTTTGCGTAATCGATGGTGCTTGTTGTCAGCGCGACCAGGCCTGCAACAGAACCGACCGCAGCCAGATTGGCAGCGCCGATGGCAGAGAATACAGACGTGACTTCATGCCCAGCTTCCCGGGCATTGACGTTGAGGCGGTCGAACGCACTATCCACAACCCCAAGACTGCGGTCGATGTTCTGGGCCGTATTCGCCACCGCACTTTCCGAACGAGCCAGCTCCTGACGAAGCTGCGCTGTCGTGGCCTCGATCCTGACAAGCATGCCCTGTACGTCTGTATCAGCCACGGCGGGCCCTCCAACTGATTATTTTTCACCGCGCCCAGTCAGCGCCATGCGCAGCTTCTGCGCGACTGTCGCAGGCTTGGGTTTGGCCTGGGTTTGTACGGGCTGGCTGAAAGGATTGGTAATGCGCGCCCACTCGATTTTTGCGTCCATGGCTAGGAACAGTTCGGGGAGCGGGGTATGCCACGCGACATCGGGTGACCAACCAAGCCAGCCGGTGGCCACCGCATAAAGCCGGTCAACGTAGCTCCCCGCCTCTACGGCGCTGACTCCGTCGCCATTTCCTTTCCCGGTTCACCCCCGCGTGGGTTGTACAGGGCGGCCAGGTATTCGTTGAGCAATGGAGTAAGCTCCGTCACGCCCTTCTGCCAGACCGCCTCGGGCAGGCCATCGGTCTGCTTTTCGGTCAGGTTGGCACCCGCCGCGATGATGAATGCCGCGCCATCGACGCTTACCGCATGCAACGCACTGGCAGCGCCGCGCAACCCACCGAAGCGGGCCTCGATAGCACGAACAGCCGCCAGGGTTGGGCGCAGGTGATAGATGACACCATCAATTTCAATATCGATATTTCCATGCAGCGTCTTGCTCATGTGTCACCCAGTCAGGCCGCAGGGCCAGCTTCGATTTCGAGAATGTCGGAGTTGATGCCGATGGTGATGTTGCGGCGCACGACGTTGTCAGCAGCGCCTGGCGCAACCGTGTTGTTCATGATTTTGCCGTTGAAGTAGAAGGTGGTAGGCAGCACTGCCGGCTGGGCCGTGGGGTCGCCATCGTTGAGGGTAACCTTGATGTTGTAGTTACCCTTGGAGCGGTCTTTGTGCGCCGTCTTGACGGCCTTTTGACCGGCGTCGCCATTGTCCAGGCCGACAGTCAGCGTCATGTCACCCGCATCAGCAGTGCCCTTGTATTTGCGCACTCGGCCATCACTGAGCGAAGTGAAGGTCACCGAGCTGAAGGTATCGCCAAACTCGCCCAGGTCTTCGATCTCGCCGACCTGTATATAGGTGTCTGCCGCGTATTCGGCTTCGGTCGCAGCGACCATCTTTGTGCCGAGCGAGAATCGGCAGCCGGCTGCGGTATTCAGGTTGTCATCAGCCATGGGTAATCCTCCAAAGGCATTGGATAAAGCTGCCAGGCGGCAGAAGTTAGTGAGTGGTAATGATGCGAACGGTGACAGAGCCTTGGTAGGTAACCCCGTCAGCGTCGCGCTGGGCATCGAACTGCTCGATTCGGACTGAAACTGCGCGCCCCACCGTCAGCGGCAAGGGGCGCTCATCCAGAGCGGCAACAATCTCTCCGATGACTCGCTTGACCTCGGCCTGGCCATGGGCGTCAGACCAGACCGACAAGTAGATCAGGCGCTGCTCGCGCTTCCTGCCAGCAATCGGCGAAATGTTGGTTGAGATTTCCCGGTCAATCGAGACATATGGCATGTCCGCATTCATCGGCGCGCCATCGTAAACAGGGCATGAAACCTCGGCCCCGAGCCGTTCAAATAACGCCTCTTGCAACGCAACGGAGGGGTCAGGCATCTGTTGCTCCTGCGCTGGCTTTATCCAGGGTTCTGGCAACAGCGGCGCGAATGTTGGCCAAGACAAATTCCCGATTTACATCTTTCGCCGGGCGCAGCCATGGGTGAGCAGGACGAGCAGGAATATCAGGGTACTTGCCGAAAAAGTTTGTGCCGTCCGACTTGTTCTTCGTGTCGCGGGCCCGCAACGAATTGCGACGACCTGACAGCTTCGACTTGTCCCGGTTGTTTGTGTGCTGACCACCGACAGCATCCCGGTCATCGCGGCGATAAATCGATCCGCTGTAGCCCTTTGTGCCGTACTCAAGAAAGCGCAGGTAGAAGAAGCGCTTCGTGTCACGCTTGCCACGAATACCGATCTCGGCATTAAGGCCGCTCTTCGTCACAAAGATCTTCAAGGCGTTTCGTGCAGCGCCCGTATCCTTGGGAATCAGTTGTTGCATGGTGGACAATATCCGCTCGGCGCTTTCCTTCATCACCACCGCAAGCTCGTTATCCATCGTCTTGTGGATGTTGCGCAGGGTTCGACGCAACTTGAAGTCACCGGACATACGAGATCGACGAGCAGCCATGACCTACTCCTTGGCCAGATCGGCTTTTCCAGGCTTCGAGGGGGCAGCCACAGCCTCGACCACTTCCTCGGCATAGCCACGACTGATGAGGCCTTCGCCGTAGTCCTTGGCGACGGTGAAGACTTCACCCTTCTCGCGATCACCGGACGCGCCGGACAATGGGCCAAGTGCACGAATTTTCATGATTCACCTCATGGGTTTGGAACGCTGGAGCACAACAGCCGCAGCATGTCCCGTTCGTTGTTGAGTAGCGTGGCCTCCACCCGGTAGGTGGTGCCGGTCCTTTTTTCGGTCACCCGCCAACCTGCAGCGATGTCTGCACGCGGGCGGATGCGGATCTCGGCAGTGACCGTGGCCTTCAGTTGCTCGGCCACCGGCGCTACCCGACCTGTCGGCAGTGTGATATCCGCCCAGACCTCGCCGACCGGCGACCAGACCTCATCGAATCCGCCCGACTTGTTCTGCACGCGCTCCGGCTTGGCCAGGATGCAGCGGTGTCGCATAGATCCTGCTCTCATCAGAAGCGCTTCCTGTACCAGAGCAGGCGGTCAACAGCGAGAGGCACGGCAGTGAGTCCCCCGACGGCGACCGCCTCGCGGTTTGCATACCAGTGCCCAACCAGCAGCAGGACGGCTTGCTTGACGTCACCGGTCAATCCCATCTGCTCGGGCTCGACAGGATCTGTCTCGACCAGCTTCCGGTCGCAATGCTGCTCGACGTGCGCCATGGCCGCCTCGATGTAGCCCGCGATCAAAGCGTCTTCCTCATCGCCATCGACACGCAGGTGCACCTTCACGGTGGCCAGATCGATCATTTACTTGACCCCTGCAGCGGCCTTATCGGCCTCAGCCTTTTCAGCCGCTTCCTTTTCCGCAGCGTCCTTTTCGGCCAGAGCCTTATCCGCAGCCTCTTTCTCGGCAGCAGCCTTTTCGGCGGCGGCCTTATCTTCCTTCGGAGCCGCTGGCTTGCTCTCCTTGGCAAGCGGCATACGCGGCTTTCCATTTGCGCCGACTTCGACTGCCAAGCCCTTGCCGATCAGCGTGTGGGCATACTCATCGTCCACATCATCAAAGATTGCGCCAGCCTTGACCTTGTCCGATTCAGAGCCCAGCAGCTTGGAGTTGCCAACAAAGCCCCACAGGATCTTGATTTTCATGATGCCTCCAGAAATGAAGAGGCCGACAATATGCCGGCCTTCAGTGGGGTTGCTTACGCTGCAGACGGGAATCGACCCTTCACCAGCGCCTCTTTACGGCGCACGCCAAGACCCAGGCGCTCTTCAACAAGCAGCGCTCGCTCGTTGCGAATGAACTGGTCGTTGATCAGGCCCATCTTGAACAGGAAAGTGAGGCGGTCAAACAGAGTGGTGGAGCGAGCGAAGTTTGCAACCAGGAACTCACCACCCGTATCCGCATCACCCTCGTCCATGCTGTCCGAGGTGATCACAGGGCGACCCCAGAGGATCGGCGTAACCAGGCCCTGCAGGTTTGCGAACAGGTAGCGGTTCTCGCCATCCTTCTGCAGCTCGATGTTCATCCAGTCGAGTTCGGTCATGACCGTGCCATCAGCGGACATCTTCGACTGTTTGCGCACCTGGTAGATGGCGCGACGCACCAGATCGATGGCGGTGTCACCGGCCTTGCTCAAGTTGGTGTCGTAAACGGTTGCCTGGGTCATCAGGCCATTCAGGTTCTCGCCGGTGCCGTCGCCTTTGAGGATCTGTGCCTCCTCTTCCAGCTTCAGGTCGTAACGCAGCAGTTGCTGAAGGTAGGCGAACATCTGGGGCACATCGTCCAGCGCTTCGTCGGTCACCGGCATCCAGACGGCGAGCTTCTTCACGCGATCAGTGACACGCTCGAAGGTGACGTTACTGGTCGGCTTCAGGCCGCCCTCGGCCACCGGCGCAGCCCCCTTGGTGTGCAGCAGCTCACGGAAGTAGGTGTACTCCTGAGCAGACACGGGGATCACGTTCAGCAGATCACGGATGCGCAGCTCCTGACGAATGCCTGGCTGAATGACAGGGTCATAGACAGGGGCCACAACGCCAGCGCTGGTGACCTTCATTTCCTTCATGCTGGCCAGGTCGGACTTGGTCACTTCCATATGAGCCAGCGAAGCGTTCTTCTGATTCAGGGCCTTGTAGCTGTCATCGCCCTTGATCATGTCGATGAAGCTCTTGCCCTCGCCTGGCTGGCCACGCAACTTGACGCCCTTCTGCTCCAGATCCACGACCTGGTCGATGACCTTTTGCAGCTCGCCCTTCTGATCCTCGATCTGCTTCTTCAGATCACCGGTTACCTTGTTGCCCTTTTCGACTTCATCCATGGCTGCGTCGTACTTCTTCTGCAGGCCATCGAAACCGTCCTTCAGTTGCTGCTCCAGGGCGTCTTTTACTTCTTTCACTTCGCTCATTGCGATGCTCCAAAATGGTGGGTGAACAGGTTAGAAATTTCTTTCAGCTCATCCACGATCACCGTGGCCTCACTGCCGCCATCACGGCGTAGTGCGGAGTAGCCGAGCGAAGCGACTGCTGCCGCTTCCTTCTGAGAAAGCCCGATGCGCTCGCGCAAGGCGTTCTCGAAAAGACGAATGTCAGATTTGACGGTAAGGACTTGCGCCTCAGGGTTCATGCCGAACGGGACGAAAGAGGCCTCCCACAGTTCGGCCTCCTTGATAATCCGAACTCGACGTCCGGCGCGCTCTTCAAAATCCGCCTTGATGGTGTTGAATCCGATCGACATGCTGTCCAGAATTTCGGACTTCATGAGTTCGTATGCATCTCGGGCATAGCTGACCGCAAGGTTGACTTTGCCCTTGAGCAACAGCCCGTGATCATCCGACGTGTAATCGGCTGCGCCTACCAGTCGGGTCAGGTCGTGATAAAGGGCCAGCTTCAGCTTGCCACCGCGAGTGGTTTTTACGCGGGTGAACGCACCAGGCAGGATGACGTCGTCGCCCAAGTCAACGTTGTTGAAAACCGCCGCGTAACCCTCGAAGTTGCCAGCCTCGTCCACCGCCTTCAGTTCAAAAGGCACTTCAAGCTTGGACATTTTTTTCCATCTCCCACCGGGTAACCCTGTTGTATTCGTCGCCTTCCAGAGGAGGCAGGTTTTCTTTTGAGCGGACTTCGTTGATGGTCATCCAGCCAGAACCACCTGAACCACCGAGGGCGGCACCAAGGTAGGTCGCTCGCCCGGCGCTATCGGCACGCAGCAAGCCCTCGACAACGAATTCCACGAAGCGCCCGGTACTGCCAAACAGCTTGCTGTTGAGCTCGTCTTCGATGGTGTCGATGTAGGGTTTGAGACCGAAGGTGATGAACCCGATCAGTTGCTGCTCCAGGTTGGAACCCATGATCGATGTCTTGCCCGCGCGGTTGGCCAGCCAGAGCGGCACGCCGTAGATGCCCGCCATCGCCTCTTCTTGAAACTGCTGCGACTCGATGAACTGGGCATCCTTCTGAGTGATGCCTGCCGGGACGATCTTGGGGTTTCCCTGGAGAATGGCCATCTTGCCGATGTCATCTGCATCGGCCTTGCGAACGTCGGGGAACTTCTCCATCACCTGAGCCTGCTGGGCCTTTGTGAGGAACTGCTCGTAGATGACGTAACCGCCGGTGAAACCGCCTTTACGCATGAACCGCGCCGACCATTGCTGCCCAGCCTTGGCGAGCCCCATGGTTTCAGCCTGATGATCAAGGGGTGATAGCCCGACAACCCCATCCAAGCTGAAGAGCTTGAAGTGCAGCATGTTCTCTGGCGATACCGGAAAGGGGTCGCCCTCGTTGGGCGTGACCATGTAGATCAGCTCATCGTCGGTGTCGATCTTCACCGTCCTGCCGTCAAGCGGGACAAGGCCGATCACGTCCCCCTGGCCGTTCCGCTCGATCAGTGCGAAAGCATTACCCCGAAGGGCCATGTTCACGACCACGAACTTGAGGAAGTTCAGCATCGTCATGTAGGGGTTTGGCTTGCGCAGCAGCTTAAGCATCCGGTCGCTGCCATTGATCATCTGCCGGCCGCCTTGTTTGTCCTCGTACAGCTTCAGCGGCAGACCACTCAGAGACTCCGAGAGGATCTTGACGCAGGACCAAACCATGCTGATGGAAAGGGCCGTCTTGACCGTGACCCGCACCCCCGCCTTGGTCCGCTTGCCGCCGACCTCAAGATCCACCTCCACATAGTCGCCCGTAGCCGGATCTGTGTAGCCAAGGAATCCCCATGACATGGGGTTGTACCATTTGAATGCCATGGTCAGCCTACTAATCCGAAGAACCCGTTTTCCAGGTAGTCACCCATGCCGCCCTGCGCCTCTGGGTTCAGGGCAATGAGCGTCACAGCGTTGAACAGGGCCATCAGCGGGTCGATCTTTGCCGAACCGCTGGCCTGCTTGGTAATGAGGATTGCGTTGCCGCGCGGCTCGACCCTGGCGTTGCCGCAGCACCAGGCCATCATTGGCTGGCCGCCATGCCACAGCCCGCCTTCGGCCAGCTTGCGCTCGGCAGTCTTGATCGCGCCGCCGAGGGTATAGCCCTGCTTCACTCCGCCGATCTTTTCTCTTGGGATGCCTCTGGCCTCCAGGGCGTCGAGAATCGCGCCGATACCCACAGGGTCGAGCCCCACCTGGTCGAGCAGACCAGCCTCCTCTACTTGGGCGACCAACTCGGCGATTTGGTCCACGTCGTCGCCGATGCGCTCGACCAAGGTCAGGTGACCATCCTTGGCGAAGTCACGGATGCGCGGGGCCTCAGCCTTGCGCCGCTCCAGCACCGAAGGGTGAGCCCAAGCATGCGTCCAGGTAAGCCACCGGCGGCTATCGCGCTCGCGCCCCACTGCAGCAAAGCCGAGTAAGTCATCGAGGCCGCCGCCGTCAATGCCGATGTCGATCACCTCGCAACGCTCGAGCAGATCCTCCAGCGTCAGGCAATCCGCAGAAGCCTGGCGCTCCCAGTAGTCGGCACCAGCCCAGCGATCCGACAGCAAAGCAAGACCGATCTCGACGTTCAGATGCTTGGCCAGGAAACCGCGGAACGACTCTTCACCATCGATCTGGGCCTGGGCATAACCCCGCTCGATGAACAGCTCATCCACCGACAACCCTAGATTGGGGTTGGTGATGTAGGCGTTGGAGAAGTCGCGGTGAGCACCGGCATCAAGCATTGCCTTGGGAAACTCGTAAAGCACAGGCAGGAAAGATCGATCGACAATCTCGCCGCTTCGCACCTTGCGGGCGTACATCAGCTTCTGGCGGAACACACCGGCTGGTGGCGCATCAGACTGGGTGGTAGCCCAGATGATGAATCCCTCGGGGCGTGACGCCAGGCCGCCAGTCGCCTCCCTCAGCATCGCCTCGGCGTTGGCTCGCTTGCCGAACACCCATAGCTCATCTACGAAGACCCCAATGGCCTTCTTGCCCGACACCGTTTCACTGTCAGCGGCCACCACCTTCAAGGTGGCATTGGTTTGGTGATGGGTGACGGTGCGGATGTGATCCTGCACCTTGAGCAGGGCCGAAAGCTCGTCATCGGCCCGTACCATGTCGCGGATCGGGATGTACGAGTTGTCAGCGATCTCCTTGGTCGGAGCCAAGATGATGAACTCGCCCGACGGACGCCAGTTGAGGATCAGCGCTGTGAGCATTATCCCGGCGGCGATCGTCGACTTCCCGTTCTTCTTGCTGATCAGCAGCATAAACTCGCTGACCAGTCGCCGCCCCTCGTCTGGGTCATACGCGCCGAATATGGCTGCCACGAATTGGTTGACCCAGTCGCGTACCGTCTCGGACATCAGCGGGCTGCCAGTGGCATCGACCATCCGGAGCGCCCCGAACACTTCCAGCGCCTCCTCGGCCTCAGTCGGGAACAGCGGCTCGAAGGGGATAAGGCTTTGACGCGCGACGATGCGCTGCTCCCAGTCGGGGCATGCGGTTGACCACTCCATCATTTCACCGATCGCAGAGGGCCCCGGCGGGCACCGAACTTACCAGACGCCGCCTCGGCAGCCTTATCCTTGGCCTGTTCCTTCTTCCCGCTCTCCCCTTTGCGAGGGTGCACGAAGGGCATCAGGGCCTTAGCGGCGTCGACACGTAACTTTGGCTCAGTGCCCAGGTCGTTCATGACGGCCAAAAGGAAATCTTTTGGGTCGCGATGCCCGAGCGCCTGAGCCAAGTCGAAGCCTGGCGACTCCACATCACCGGCACCAGCGGAAGGCGCTTCAGGCCGTGACTCGGCTTTAACACCTTTAACACTTTTAACAGTGCTGCCCAGGGCTTCCAGCTTATGCAGCTCGGCAATGACATCAGGGTCTTTTGCCAGACGAGAACCGGCTGCCGAGGCCGTTTTCTCTGGGCATCCAGCCTCAATAGCCGCATCTCGATTGGACGCACCTCTCCTCACGGCGTCGATGAACGCGCGCTTTCGAGGTGTTAAAGCCATTTAACAAAAATCCTGTGGGGGAAAAAAATCTGTACGTGGGATCGAAGGCGGTCTAGCTAGATGAGAATTACTATATTTTAGCCTCCCCCCACCCTTTGCAGCACGTCACCGGCGTGCCTGTCGGCCTCGGCCCGGACTCAACGCCGGTTTCCCGACGTCAGCCAGCAAGGCCTGCTGCTTCCTCTGCCTGCTTCACCGAGTCATGGCAGGGTTTGCACAGCGACTGCCAGTTGTCCTGACTCCAGAACAGATCCTGATCACCTCGATGCGGGATCTTGTGGTCAACCACGCTGGCAGCAACGGTCAGCCCTTGTCGCTCGCAATACACGCAGACCGGATGATCGAGAAGGTAGCGCTCACGCGCCTTTTGCCACTTGTAGCCATACCCACGCTGCGAGCTGGTCATGCCGCTTCGCCAACTGCCGGGCGTAACGACATTCACCCTTGAGGTGGATGACTCTTTGATCCTGGAACCGAGCGTCTTTAGCCTGGGCATCGTTACCTCGACTGACTGCGCTTTATCTGAGCGTCCACTTGGTCAGCGCACGTGTCGAGCAGGTTGACCGCTCGATCCTTGAGCGCCCAAAGATCACCGTTCACAACAACGTCTTCATCGCTTTCGCTGATGCGCTCACAGGGCACAAGCTCAGGGGGCTCCAGCCTTACCGCTGTTGTCTTTACTGGCACTGGCGGGCTTGCCGCGCAGGCCGTCAGGCAAAGGCTGATCAGCCCACTTACGAACAGCCGGACTCTTACGCTTGAGGTCTTCAAAGTCTTTCCTTGCCTTGAGGGCTTTCTGTTCGCTGGCCTTGAGCCGCCTGCTCAGATCTGCTTGATAGTCAGCATTGCGCTTGGCCTCGGCTCGCAGTGTTGTGATCGTGGCCTGGCTTTCAGCGTTGGCCGCCATGGCCTTCTGCGTGTTCTCAGTCTCGACCGCGAGACTGCCTTGCAGAGTGACGACCCGCACCTGCTGGACAGCTATCAACAAGGCCATGACGATCGTGATGATCACAGCAACAGCAATGATCCGCATGACCGTGCCCGCTTTTGCTACTGACTCAATGCTCATACCGAATCTGCCTTGCGATTGATGATCCGGAGCATCAGCTCGCGGATAGCCGCTACACCCAGAAAGCCGATAGCACCACCAGCGGCCACGGAAAGACTTGCAGGCCATTCCAACCACTCAATGATGGTCGAGGCCACCAGGCTCAAGCAGCCACAGATCAGAGACTCAAGGATGATCCGCCAAGGCTTGGTTTCCCTGGCGTCGTACAGCACGCGCAAGAACGAGATGACTGCGGCCATGATTACGCCCTGCCATAACGGATCAGAGAGAGCCAGGTAGAAACGGGCCCAGGTGTCTGGTTTATCAGGCATATGAGCACCCGGCTTACGAGGATTGTTGAATAAAAGGGACCGATCGGAGTCGGCCAAAGGAGCATTTAGGCGCGGCGATACAGCAGGCCGCCAGGGCGAAGCTCTTCACGGAGAATCTTGCGAACCACATCAGCTACCGACTCGGCATCAGTTGCAACCTGATCTGCACTTGCGTGGCCCTGAGGGCCTATGCCGCAGACGATGTGGCGCCCATTGAGCAAAGCAGTTTTGACCGACCAACCCTGCACAAGCTCCGATTTGGAGCCCATGTCGCACTCAACCTCAGCGTCGCGGATCAAAGTTACACCGCCAACGACGATGAATAGTGATGGGGCAGGAGTCTGAGGCTCGGTCTTGGGAGACAGCGCTTTATCCAAATCCCCGATGCGTACAGGCCCCTGTGGGCCACAGTGGAATTCAACAAAATCTTTGCCGAATTTAACCTTATATCCGGAGACGCCCGGCACGTAGACGCTGCTCTGCATTGTTGAACTCCAGATACGAAAAAGCCCCAGCAAATGCCAGGGCTCGAAATAAGGGTGCAGAGGGCCGGTGCTTACCCCGGCTTACTGGGCTGGATCGCTGGGTCACATACCCCAGCCTCTCATCGCGTAGTCGATCAGGGAGCGCACGGCTTTGATCAACGCCACTACCGACTTAGCGCATCTGCCTGCGCACGTCATCTGCATAAAACAAAAAACCCAGCACTTGGCTGGGTTTGATCCCGCGCCGCCTTTGCAGAGGTTGATCGGTACGGGCTTGAATTATTAACCAATCACGAGGGCGGTCGCCACAGAGTGATTACAGCCGCTACCAGTGGCTCCAGGTTCAAACCGGATTGCCCACCACAGGGAGCCACCTTCCAGAAACAAAAAGCCCAGCTCGGTGGCTGAGCTCTTCGTCAGGGATTGTGCTAGGAGCTCAAATCATCCATATCGGACTCAACGAGTTCCAGTTGTCCCGCACTCTTGTATCCGAATTTTAGAACGCCAATTTGTGCATCGCGAAGCCCTAGGAGCAAGAGCGACAAAGAACTCTTCTCCACACCAACGTGAAATCGAAGCGCATCGAGTTTTCGCCGCTGCTCTGGCTGGTTGAAGAACTGCGCCAGATCGTGGGCACAGCGTTCGTCGGCGGCCTTAAAATACCAGCATGACTCGCCCTCTACATCCACATACCATCCCAACGGGGTTTCTTCGGCTTCGTACCGCTTGAGGAAATGTACGTGGAAATATCCAGCTTGGTCTTCATCCTGTGCGCGCGCCAGCACAACCACCGGCACCGTCCCTCTAGCAACGGCAGAAAGTTTTTCCTGAAGCCTCAACCGGATTTCTTCGGTCTGCTCGGCCGTAAGAGAGCCACAAAGGGGGAGACCTTTTGTTACCCCCTCCAGTTCGCCCCCTTCAAGCATCCATGTTAGAGCTTCAAACAGCGTCTGAACTTCATCAGCAATTCCGTGATTCATCTATAGGCACTCGATCCATTGAGCCTAAAGAATGATTTGTCACAAACCAAAATGCAAAACCCCAGCGCGATGGCTGGGGTTTCTGTCTGGGTGTCGCGCTGAATGCGTTGAACACCGTGCCATGAAAACAGGTGTTTATCCGGCCTGAAAGAACTTTTTACGCTGCCGCGCAAATATCTCCCAAAGCACCATCAACCCATGACACTCCCTGGCGAATCACCTCTCGGGCAGATCGCTCCGACATTTTGTGAGCCTCACCAATCCGGACCATCGTCCACTTAGCCCCGAAGTACCACCAGACGAAATCCCCCATCTGCTGATTGCGCTTGATCAGCCTCGCGATAACTGCATCCACCAGCATTGCCCTCTCATCGGTAATCACATAAGTCATGGCGCTCGACTCAGGGCAGCACTGGTTTATCAGCGCCGAAAGTGGTGAGACGTAGCGCGGCACACCCATGCCAGACATCCGCCAGGAGCCCCATTGCTCCAACAGGTATTCGGTATCACCCAACGGCTTGTCTGTGTACGTTCGCTTTTTCATGCCGCTTTCCTCGGGCCTGGTTTATTCATGCCGAAGAGCTCTTTCAGCAGTTTGGTGGCTATGGTGCTCTTGGCGTTGCCCTCGGTTATCCATGCCTTGGCGAACGCTTCAAAACCTACATTCGCTCGGGATTCGTGCCAGTCGGCGACGATATCCATCAAGGCGGCTGAAGCCATGCGGCCGTTGTTGACCTCAAGCAATTGCCGGTTACCGATCTTGAGGAATTTGCACTCAATCGCAGTCAGACTTTTGCGCGGCAGTGCCGCCGTGACGTTACTCATGGGATTCTCCTGGCTGGGAATTCTGGTTTGGCATCCTCCCTTGGGATGGATGCGAAAAATGGCTGGAAGCTTTGATTTCAGAGGGCTGCACGGCATCAGCGCCGATTTCCTGTCTCGCATATGTCCCACCGTGCAGATTCTGGAATCCGTGCAGGTCAAGGTGCTCATGCCAGCGCTGCAAGGCCTGACGTTTGAGGCCTTCGGCAGTGGTGTGGATGTAGGTCGCGTCCAAGTCCTTCATGGCGTGGTTCAACAGCATCTCGCCCACCATGTAATCGACGCCCAGATCAGCCCAGGCCGTGCGGGCCACCTTGCGCAGATCATGGCTCGACCACTCACCACGCCCCAGCGAACGGAACAAGGTGCTGGCCTGTGTGGCGCTCACGGCAACCCCGGCGCGGCCAGGGAAAACGTATGGCCCGGTGTAGCCGGTCGCCCGCTGCAAAGTCCGGTACCGCTCGATCAACGCTTGCACCTGCCCAGTGATAGGCAGGATGTGCTCGGCCTTGGTCTTGGTATCCGGCGCAGGAATGAACCACTGTCGTGTGCCCAGGTTGATGTTTTTCCAGCGGGCCAGCCGTGTCTCGCCCAGCCGTGTCCCGTGGCAGAGCATCATCAGGGCCAGCATGCATTCCAGCGGAGCGCGGTCGAAGCGCTCGTCCAAGTCCACCAGCAAGCCTGGAAGGTCATCGCCGCGCAACCGCGCTGACTTGGGCCTGATCCGGGTCTGCACAAAGTCGGTGTACTTGAGGCTGGCCATAGGGTTGACGCTCAACAGCGCCAGCCGGGAGGCCTGGCGGAAGGCGACGGCGAGCACGCCATAGACCGACCGCACGAATGACAGCGCGTATTGCTCCTGCAGGGGCCACATCAGCAACCGATCCAGAGTTTCACGATTGAGCTGGGTCAGCGCCACCGCTTGCAGTCGGGGCACCAAGTGGCAGCGCAGGGCCGATTGCGCACTGGCCTTGCGTTTCTCGGACAACCCACGATCCCGGCTCATGCGCTCGGTGTACCAGGTCAACACGTCCCCTACGCTTTTCCAGGCCGTTGTCGTTGAAGGGGCATCCGGGTCGGCAGATCGGCGCGCGAGGATGGCAGGCAGCGTGGCCTGCATCAGCTTGGCATTGATGCCAGGGTAATTGCCGGCCTTGCCCCACTTGCCACGGACAACGACATGCCACGCCCCTTTGCGCCGATCTGCCGTGGAGTAGCGGAAATGCAGCTCTGGATGGCGTGCATCGCGCAGTGCCCGCACATGCAGGCGCTCGGCGTGCCGGCGGATCTCGGCATCGCTCATGATGACGGTCAGGGTCTTCACCAGGTCGCTCATGCTGCTGGCCCCCCCTTCCCATACTGGCGATGTGCAGCCCGAATTTGCTTTGCCTTCACATCAGTCATCGGACCCGCTCCCATCGGTCAATTCTTTTACTTTGACGCTATGCGCAAGCTTCAGCCCACTGAGATGGCGGCGCTCTGCACGAAGCTCGCGCAAGCGTTTGGCTTGTGCATCACGACGGCTTTTCTGCAGGTCTGACCTGAGCTTCTGCCAGCGGACACGGTTGGCTTCGGTGGGCTGCACGACAGTGCCGGTCAGAAGCCCAGCAATGGCTTGGCCGTCTTGGCAGATTGGCGCTATGCGAAGGTCAGCCAGGTACTGCTGGCCCGCTTCTTGGGTGATCAACTTCGAGCGGACGGCTGATTCAATAGCGGCTATCCGGCGACCAGCATCGAACCCAAGGGACACGCTCCAACTCACAGGGCGGGCTTCGGCGCGGGCCTGGGCAACTAAGCGCTCGTAGGCACTCAGGAACGCCATGCGCGCACCCACCTTGTCCCGGCCAGCCAGAATCGGCTGCGCGGCGGTCATGGCCTGACGGATCTCGGCGGTCATCACCACGGTGTCGCTCTCATCGCCAGCGGCCAGCGCGATTGACCACGCCTCATCCTTGCCCGGACGGCCATCTGCGGCGTGGACGCGCTGCATGATTGCTCCGGTTGTCAGCTTGCCTGTCAACTCCAGGCGACAGGATTTCAGGGCAGTAGCCACGACATTGGCCGGGAAGCCAGACAGGTCATCAGCCATCAGCTCAGCGGCGTCAGCACTCAGGGTGTGGCCCAGTGATTCGGCAGTCGCGCAGATTGCCAAGGCCAGTCGGGCGACCTGCTCAGGGCCCATACGGTCAGAGGAATTCATTAGCCTGCCCCCCTGCCCGTTGCCGGATGCGGTCAGCCGCTTCCTGTCCTGCGCTCAGGTTTGCCTGCTTGCGCTCCATCTGCTGGGCGGTTGTTGTGGTCATCTGGCGGTTGGTAGCCCATTGCGTGTGATAAGCCTCAGCCTTGGCCAGCAGGTCGCCAATGCCATGGCAGCCACGGATCAGGCCCGAGTCGTTGATTCCCACGAAGTACGCAGCGACGTGATGGGCTACGTCGATCCCCAAGCGGTCGATCAGTTGGCCAAGCTGTCCGCCAACCTTCGCGTTCCAGACCGGCCACGCTTGGTACCGCTTGCGGTAGGCCATTGCGTAGTTCGCCCAGGCCTTGAAGGTTTTGCAGGACCGATCCTTGGGGCCGGGCATATCCGATGGGATTTCACAGCGCGGTTGCTGAGAAGCGAATTGCACCACCTGCCCCGCCGCGACCGTGGCGCAAGCCTGGGTCGCAATAGGTTCAATGACTGGTTCATTGACTGATTCAGAAGAGTGACTGGTTCTGGGTGCAGCTCCTGCACTACCCCCTAGTGAATCTCCTGCACTAGGGGGTGAATCTGCTGCACTACCCTGGTGAATATCCTTCACTACCCCTGGTGCAGGAGGTGCACCACCATCCAGGGTCAAGTAATAGACGTTGGACGAGTTTCCTTTTGGTCCGCCCTTACGGATTTCTTTGCGAAGCAGGCCTGAAGCACAAAGAGATGCGATGTGACTCATTACGGAGCGCTTACTGATTTCACACTGGTCAGCGATGTGCTGATAAGACGGCCAGCACTCCCCCATATCATTGGCGTTGTCGGCCAGCTTGATCAGCACCAGCTTGCGCAATGGATTGCCAACCTTGGTTTCCAGGGCCTTGACCATCAAATTCATGCTCACAGGTCAAATCTCCAACTCATTGCATACACACCAGACGAAGTCGTCATAGGGTTCAAGCATGGTCACACCCCTGTCTTCCAGCGCCAGCCGACCAGTCTTGGCGAGCGAGTAAATCTCCCAACGCTCGCGCTCCGGCAGATGTCGGAAGTTGGCATAGCTTGGCCAGGGTCCGGCCACGATTGAGGCTCCAGCGGGCTGCTGGGGCGTATGGGGGGGGGTAGACGGTCTGCTCATTGCAGCGTCTCCCCGCAAGCGGTGGTGCGCCTGACCGCTACCGGCATCGGTGCTTTCACTGTGTCACCAGTGGCGGACATCAGCGCACGCACCGCAGTCTCAAGCCGGCGCTTTGCGCTACCCTTCGCACGCCTGGCCTTCTGCAATTGCTCGTAGGTCTGGCTGGTGAAGTTGATGACTGGCGCATAAGCAGGGTCGTCAGGGTTGATTCGGCGAAAGTTCGGCTCAGGCTCTCCGTGCGCACGGAAAAACTGCTGATACTCGTTGTTGAGCAACTGCCGTACATCCCGGACGAGTGCCTGAGCGTGGTACCAGTCAACACTCAGGGCTGCCACGCGCTCAACAAGCTGCTGATGGGTTGGTTTCTTGCTCATGCGAGCCTCGGCTTGATCTTGAACCGTCCTTGGGGGATTTCCGGGTGGGTGGCGCGCTCACTGGTCTCGTAGGTGCATTCGCTCACGAACCGGTCAAAGCGCTGGGTGATGGCCGGTTTGGGCCATATAGCGAAGGGCTGCCCACCATCATCTGCGTGCTTGCTGCGTACCATCGCGAATGGAAGTGGCGCGCCAGTCACCTCGCGCATAACGGCGTTGATCACCCAAGGCGGCAAGCCGTGACGCCGGTTGATCCGGTCGCGAATGTTGGTGATGGTCTCGAATCCACTGGGCACGGAATCCATGTAGCGGATCTGCTCCAGTCGTGCGGTTCGGCTTTCGACCCGCGCCAGCGCCTGTTGCTGCTCGGCCTGCTGGCGTTCGATCTGCACCAGTTGGTTGGCGCTGGCTGCAATAAGCTCGGCCGGGGTCATCGGGCGATAGGCTTTCTCTTCCAGTTCCTGCCAGCGGTCCACCAAGGCAGCGGTGAACTCGGGCGAGAGCTGAGCTACGACGATGAAGCTGTCTCGCTTGTTGACCAGATATTCCTGAACAACGACGCCGTTACCGGACTTAGGGCCACCCTGCATTGCAGGTTGGGAAATCACGCCTCTGGCCACAAGCCGGTCAATCGCGATCTTCACATTGTCGTGGCGGGAGCCGACCAGATCGGCGATTTCTTGGGATGACATAGTTGGGGCGTTGTTGGTGATCAGATTCATTGATCGCCCTCCTTTTCCGCGCCACGATTTGCGAGGTCGGCGTTTTGTGGCGCGGCCAGTTCAGTCAGGCGGGCCTCAAGCCTTTCCTCTGCGCACTCAGCATTGGAGCCCATGCTTTCGCAGGTGGAATAGCCAAGGTCCAACAGGCGACGACATAGAGAATGCTCGGCACAATGCGGCTTGGCAGACTCAAACAAGGCGCACATCTGCTGCAGAACAGCTCGGGTTACCGAAAGCTCAGAGAGAGCATCTTCGGCTATCAATTGGTGAGGGGATTTGCTCATGCCGCACCTCCCTTTTCTGTTGCCGCCTCAGCACCTGCCTGGCTTGCGTAAACCAAAGCCAGAGCCGATTCGGCGGCGTAGAAAGCAAGGGTTGCCTGCTGGGATACGGCACTGACGTTCATCAAGTCTTTCAGGGCTTCAACCACTGACTCAAGGCGATCTGTCGCAGCGTTGAGCGCTTCTACAACAGAAACATCACCAGCAACAGTGAACAGGAATTGCTCACCACGCACGCAATACGGGAGTTCAACAGTACGGATATGGGCTTTCATTGGCTGGCCCCCACTTCGGGACTGCCCTGCAGATCAGCAGCCTGATGTTCGAGATGGATGTAGAGTTCTTCGGCGATATGCTCGGCAGCCAACAGCAGTCCGTGCTGGTCTCTCACACTCAACGGCGCGCCACCGGGCATGTCGATGAAATCAATGTTTTCGCGGAGTACCCGTGTGAGGGCAAACAAAGCCAGCCCTGCATGATGCAGGCGGGTTGCTTCTTTTGATGACAGGCTCATTGGTTGGCCTCCTGCTGGCGCAGAGTGTCTGTCGCGGAGCGAGCCAGAGCCCGTACGGTCTGACTCAGGAATGCGAGAGCCTTGATTTCGCCGAGGTAAAGGGTTTCGCCTAAATTCACCGCATTGTGTTGGCGCATCAGCAACTGCGTCAGGCCTTCGGCCAGGTCAGAAGCAGTTTCAACTGCTTGAGCCACGTCGCCTCCCTCCTCTACGATAAAAAGCTGACTGGTGTGCTCCATGAGCGGATCGCCAAAGGAAGTTCTGGCCAGAGTTGGTTGTTGCGTTACTTCTGCCGCGGTGCTATTTTTTGAGTGCATGAAATCGTCCTCTAGAACGAAAATTCAAGAAGGTCCCTTGCAGGGGACTAGTTAAGAAACCCGCTTGCAGGCGGGTTTTTTATTGCCTGGAAGAAAGTCAGCCAGACAACAAAAACTGATAAACGCAGATCCTCATCCGAGAGCCTGCGAGATACTGGATGGATGATCAGCCCTACTAAGGGGCTGTGCGATGGGCGCTATGACAGACACAATTGAGTCAAGGTCAAGGCGACTTTTGCTCTCGCCGCCGGAAGGAAAGCCTCTCAGCTCAACTGCCTCAAACGCTCCGCAAGGCTTTTTCTGGACAAAAATATGTCGACCTGACCTTGCGGCTTTACTAATGGCGGCCTGAGTTGCGCCCAGAGCTTTGGCGGCCTCGGATTGGCCGTGCGTCGACACAAACTCAGCCAACGGTACTGGAGACATTTGATCACCTGAATCTGGCTATTACGCAAAAATATAACCATCAGTATATATCATGTCAATACTAAAGGTTTTTTGAATTACATAACCATTAGTTTAGGATGAGCCTATGGCCAAAAAACGCACCCTCACCCCTGAGCAAGACGCAGAATGCGAGCACCTGAAGAGCATCTATAAGGTTCGGGCCAAGACTGCCGGAATAAATCAGATGGATGTCGCCGATGAACTGGGGATTACTCAAGCTGCCGTATCCCACTACCTGAACGGAGTGAACCCGCTCAATGCGCGGGTAGCTGCAGTTTTTGCCAAGCTTCTTGGTATGCCGGTACGGTCGTTCAGCCCGAGACTGGCTGACGAAATCGAAGCGACAACCGAGGCGGCCCGACTCGGCCAAGCCGGGCTTGAGCCGGAAAGCAATGTTCGCCCCACACCTCAACCCAACCTCATGTACCGCTACCCAGTAATCAGTTGGGTAGCTGCCGGTGCCTGGGCTGAAGCCGTGGAACCCTTCCCGCCAGGCTTTTCTGACCGCTACGAGCTGTCCGAGTACGAAGCCAAGGGCCCGGCGTTCTGGCTTGAAGTGAAAGGCGACTCGATGACCTCCCCTGCAGGCCAAAGTATTACTGAAGGAACGCTGATCCTGGTCGATACAGAGGTTGACGCATTCCATGGCAAGTTGGTGATCGCGAAGCTAGGCAACAGCAATGAGGCCACGTTCAAGAAGCTGGTCGAGGATGGCGGACGGAAATTTCTGAAGCCTCTGAACCCAGCGTATCCAACCGAGATGTGCACTGAGGACTGTCGAATCGTAGGCGTTGTGGTGCGCGCGTTGATGAAGCTATAGTCAATCCGACAGGTTGATGCGGTGGGGGGGATATGACAGAACGGGCATTTTTTAGATTCAAGGCTCGCTCATGAGAACTCTTTTGAAGGTTTTTCCACTAATACTCAAGAAAAAATGCAACCTGCATGGAGCTTGAGTCCTGTCAATCTTGAACTTATCCACAGGTTTTTGTACAAATATAGTGAAAGCGCTAAGTGAGCGCGGAACAGGGAGGATGAAAGAATGATGAATTCTATGACAATGCATCAGGATGAATGCAAGGCGCCCGAGCTGGGTACGCTGCAGCCTTAGAAGACAGGCGTAACCTGCTGCGGCTCTCTCAGCCTTTCAGCAGGTAAAAAACGTAAAATGTGTGGAGCCAGCGATGAATATCCGTAAGAAAGACGAGCACGATGACCTTTAGCTAGGTCATTCCACCATCATCTAGAAAGGAGGCAGAGGCCTCCTTTCTGGCATCTGCAATTAGGACAGCAAAACCATATGGAAGCACCTGCACAGGCATGTGATCTGATCTGCCGTTTTTTCTCGGCGGCAGCGATAAACAATATAATTCTCTTCTGCGGCGTTGTTGCCACCGTCATGGCCATAAGAAGCGCCAAGGTCGCTACCGTTGAAACGATCTCTCATACGAGGGAAATCGCCAAGCAGACGGAAACCGCACTTTTTATGTTCAACTCAAGATCGGATCGAAATCTGACAGATGGATACCAGACGATCCGCTCAATCCACAGCTCAGATTCTGACAACATCGTAAGCTATGCTACGAACGATGAAAAACGAAAGTCTCCAGAGGCTGAAAAGATCCGTTACGCTCTGAACTTTTGGGAGAGGGTGGCCGTGTGCGTTAGCCATGGCATTTATTGCGAGAAAATCATCAAAGACAGCATGTATACAACGGTCACTGATGTGTTTCAGCGTGCCCAGCCATACATCAACGCTGTAAGAGAGCAGAAGCACTCGCAAACTCCTTACCAAGATTTTGAGACGATGGCTCGGCGGTGGCTCGCAGAACCTCTCAAGAGTAAACACTCCTAGATTAATCAAGCCCGGCTCAACACCGGGCTTTCCCTCGCCACCTAGAACACATCTTTCGCCAGCCCCTCCCGCAGCCCTAAAACGCTACATTTCCTCAAGCATCACCTGCCGCAAAATCGCTGACCTCACCAGGCTAACAGATTTCAAAACGCCACCCTTGCCATTCGTCCGCCCTCTAAATACTGTACATAAATACAGAAATCGCTAGGGATACGACATGCGAACCAGCCCATCCTTCTCCACCACACCCCCTCACACCTATGAGCGGATCGGTCATCGCCTACGCGATCTGGTGTCTGCCCCAAAGGCTCAGCGCCTGCAGTGCGTCACTGTCCGACGCCTGAAAGAGGAAGATCCAGCCGACTGGCGCAGGGTGATCAATGAGATTGCTGGCACCGCCGGGGTCAAGGTGGAGGACCTGGGTAACGAGGCGTACCGGATAGCCTGGAGCGACTACTGCGACTATTGAGCGAAAAAATAAAATATTTTATAACCATTAGTATTGCATAAAAAATATAACTGATAGTATATTTTAGTCATTCACAGGCCAGGCAGGCACCCCACCATGACAATCACTATCGGTAGCTGGACAGGAATCACCAACGGACCGCTTGCGCCACGCGAGCTTGAAGGTGTCTTGCATTGCGCCAACAGCCTCACAGTAAAGGAGGCTGCGAGGCTGATGAATATCAGTCCGGACACCCTCAAGAAACGACTCGAGTCGGCGCGACTCAAGCTCAGCGCGCCCAGTATCCGTGCGCTGGTGCTGGAAGCCTTCAAGCGCCAGATCATCTCCCCCGCTGCCGCCCTCGCCATCCTGCTGGCCGCCCACGGTGCGCTTGCTGATGATCCCATGGCCAGAGTTCGTCGTGGCAGTAGCGAGAAGAAGATCGAATACCGAGTAGCTGCCCGGCGAGCCGAAACAGCACTGACGGCATAACCCAACCCTGAAATTTGCGAAAGCCAACAATCGCGGCAGGCCCTCGGCCGGCCTGAAGAAAGGAGAAACACATGCTCATCCTCACCCGAAAGCTCGGCGAAACCCTGTGCATTGGTGAAGACATCACCGTAACCGTGATAGGCGTCCATGGTATGCAGGTGCGCATCGGCATCAGCGCACCGAAGGATGTGCCGGTTGATCGCGAAGAGATCGCCATCCGCAAGGCTGGTGGCGCACACAAGCCTGTTGTTGCGCCGACGACTGACGAACCTCTGTACGCCAACCGCACTGAACAGGAGTGGCGCGAGTTACTGGCTGCAGAAAAAGAAGCAGAGCAAGTCAGCTCGCGCACCGAGGGTGGCCGTCATGTCAGCAAATGATCGCATCAGCATAGTGCTGTCCGCCCCCAAAGGAACCACGTTGGACGCCATCCGCAAGCTCGCCCGCCTTGGCGACACCGTGGATATCGGCGGACTGGAGGCAGTGATCGAGGCGGCCTGCAATGGCAGTGCAATTGGTCAGCTTGCAGCGGCTGAGAACCGGTTGATTTCGGCTGACGCAGATCGTGTCAACCAAATTGCCTGGGAAGTCGAAAGCGTCAACCAGCCACAAAACGAACAGCAGAATATTCCACGAATTATTCCTGCCAACTGGAGTGACGCCCAGGTGCTCGACTTCTGCTCGGTCGCTTTCCGGCATGTGGTCGTTGAAGGCGATCTGAAGTTCAGCGATATCAACGACGCGCTGCGCTACATGGCGGACAAGGGCGAACCAGCATTCTTGCGTGAGTTCGACATGGACGAGCACGCCCGTATGGCCGCCGATGCACGCCGATACCGCTGGTTACGTGATCGTGATCGTATCGAAGATGTCGACAGTGACCTGATGGTCCTGCGCGGAGATACCTACTTAACCGGTGCCGAGTTGGACAAAGAGGTCGACGACGCAATTCGCCTTGATGTGTTGGAGGCCGAACCATGCAAGCCTTGA